TGGATACGCTTAATGTCTCCTTGCTATTGAGATATAGCGAACCGACATACATCTCCCCGCGTAAATTTGTTGATAGGTCAGTTAAAGTTACTGACGGATAAGTCCCACCGCTTCCGTTTAACTCAAGAACACCTGCCGCATCGAGGGAGTACCTTTGATTGTTTATGCCACCCATTACAGAACCGGGTGAAAAACTTGCCACCCTGCCTGTCGTTGCGTCATTATAGTATATACTGGTGTCGGATATGCTCCACGGGCCGATCTTGCCCACCTGTGCATTGATACCGGTATTGTCCCAGTATCCGATGGTATTATTGGAGGCGTCTTTGATGGTCAGTGTGCCGTTCTGGTTATTTGCGCCGCCTATAATCGCGCTCCCAAGGTATGCAGAAATAGCAGATAAGGTGCTTACGTTTATTTCTACTGCTGTTACGGAGTTTGCCGCTAGAGAGCCTTGCCCTAGCTGTCTGAGTGTCCATGTACCACTTGAAGTGTATTCGTAAATGGCGTTACCCTCAGAAGTTTTGAACCACAAGTCGCCGGTGGTCAAACCTGTAGTCGGCGCGGAGTTTCGGTAATAGATTTTATTCTTGCCGTTCGCAAGAGCCATCGCATCATCTGCCGAACTCTGAGCGTCACTCGCATTGTCTAATGCTTCGGAGGCTGTTTCCTGCGCCTCTGCCGCCGCTTTCGCGTTTCTCTCAATAGCCTCAGTAATCGGGCCAGTGTAAAACGTCTTTTCGGTTTTCTCGAAAGAACCCGCCGCCGTTATCGTGGTGGTTAAACCGCCATCGAAAAACTGCGTAATCTCCATGCAAGGCACATCATAAGAAAGGTAATCTCTCACCGCGATATTCTCAGCTGCTCCTGTGACAATCTCTTCCCCAAGGTGCGTGATAAGGAAGAAATCGGCCATGTCTGAATTGCCCTTGAAGTAAATCACATCCGAAGGGTCTATCAGTGGATTACCCATAAACATGACGGAACCGCCGCCGTAGGATAAACCTTCTATATTAGAAGCCACGGTGTTAAGAATATCCTGAGTCATGTAAACGTCGGATAGTTCTATCATGTGACCGCTACCAGAGGTAATCCAGGTATCCGTTCTGTCGGCTACCGTGTACACTTTTACGCCCTCAATCAGTGAGGTGGTTTCGTCCATCGACGGTTGCTCTTTCACATAGTCAAAGTCAATCTTGATTCTGCTTGACGGATTGTTAAATGTGGAAATATGAATCTCACCATTACGGTCACACCACGCATTGCCTAAAAGAGTTGCCGCAATAATTGACAAAGCTCCTCTCTGGGATATGTTTTCAATAGGGACTTGTAGATTCACATTCGCAGGTGTATCGCAGTGAATCGTGATACCGATGTTTGTTTGCAGCTCGGAAATGACATTCGCAATGGAAGACGGATACGTCAAAGAGGAACTATAATCCTCATTCAGTCTGGCCGCGATTCGGTCAACCGCCTGAAACGTCACAATGTCGTTTTGTCTGCTAGGCTTTTGCACCGTCCAGTGACCGAAAGGTATATCCTCATAAGTACCGTCATCCAGTAACAGCCCAAGTTCTACGAACAGTTCCTTCCCTTCCAGTTCCAGATCTGTATATCGAATCTTGAACTCTGCCATAGCGGCAAATGCGCATCCGACGGCTAAAGAACTGCCGCCGCAAGTGCCGGTCACAAAACGAATGGAAATGACTTCCAAGTCAAGAGGCGTGCCATTCTCGTATATCGTTGTCCGAAAGTGTCTGCTCGGTTCGGACAGCTTTTCCGTGAAAGCATCTGTAACATTCGTATACATCCGTCCTCACCTCCTCACTGCTCGACAAGCTGAATCTTTACGCCTGTGTGATACCTCAACCCATCCGCAAGGGAATAAAGCGTTCTGGGAAGATTTGCTGTGTACATCTTGCATGTAACCCACTCGGATGCGTCAAAGTCCCTGAACCGCACATCGAAAAACTCACCGGCGTTCCTTAAGGTGTCTCTTATCAGTTTTGATTGAGCGTATGTCAACGCAGGAAAATCCATGTCCACGGTTTTCTTCCACGCTACAATGTCGCCTGACATCTTGCCTGTAGAACCTCTACCGGTATTGGATGACCATATCGGTTCATCCGCTATTGACATCCCATTATGGGCGGGAGTGGGCATTGTAACCCACTCCCCTTTCTTATTCTTTACTTGCCATGCCGACATAACCCACCTCTTAAATGTTAAAAGCCGGTTTCCCGGTCATGTTGGTATAGTTGTTGGCCTCAGTCTGAACCACCCGGAACAGCCCCTTCGCATTAGCGTCCAGATGGACGTGTACATCCGTGCCATTCGCACCGGCTATCGAAAATGCCTGCACCATGCCTCTGACCACTGCGTCATACATCACGCTTGCCATCTGAGACTGATTCAGCACCTCTGTTCTGCCGTTGATGTTTCCAACCGCCTCTGCGCCAGCTTCACCGGCAATGAACACAGAGCCTCTATTAGGAAAACCACCATCTGCATACTGCGGAATGTTGTGCCATGCGCCGCCGTAAAACGCACCGCCAAGTTTTCTCCCGCTAATAGAATGCAAGAATTTAACTGCTTGCGCAAACTTTTTCTGGGTAATCGCTAAACCAGCTTTAATCGCGCTTCCAAAAGAACTCGTTTTCTTCGCATCCATAGTGACTTTTGCGGTTTTGTCTTTTACGTCTTTATAATCACTTCTTGCATTTTTGAACGACTTCTTTTCGTCACCCTCAATTTTTTTGGTGGCTACACTATTCACAACACTACCATAGGTATCTTTTGTGTTTCTAAAAGAGTCTTTCGTATCACCGGCTATCCACTTGGTGACAGTTTCTCCGGCGATCTTCCACCAGGGTGTTTCAACATTATCTGTATACGATTTGTCTTTTGCGCCGTATATGCCTTTAGTGACGTTCTGGCTCTGCAACTTGTTCCAAGGTATCTCAGCATTGTTTGTAAAAGAAGGATCTTTTTTGGCAAAAAGGTTTTTCCAAATGTTTGTGGATTGTAACTTTTCCCAAACGCCTTGAGCGGCTGTGTACGACCGATCAACTGCACCTTGCGCCGTTTTTATGGCCGTTTCACTTTTTACCTTGTTATAGCCATTGTCGATATAGTCTTTATAGTTCTGGGTCTTTTCGGCATCTATTGTAACCGTTGCCGTTCCGCCCTCTTTAAGTGTCTGTACGCCAAGATTTCCAGTTTTGTCAACATCCCCAAAGCCCCAATTCGTTTCGGTAAGTTTCTTGTACGCTTCGATAAAGTTGTTGACAAAATCTTTAATCTCTTGCGGAACGTGCTTATCGAACCATGCTTCTAACGCTTTGCCAAACTCGCTTAACAGGCCATCAAGAAATTTCCCAAGAGCATCCGCAGCAACTTGAACTGTGTCAGCGGCATTTTCAAACAATTCGCCCCAGTTAATAGACGTAAGTGCAGTTGCCACATCCGCGCCAACCGTTTTAAAATCTATAGTGCCAATAGCGGTCGCAAGGAACTTACATATCCCTTTTACACCATCCTCAAAAGTGGCTCCAAACTCTTTCGGGTCAAATGTCGATGCAAACTGGTTTATTGCCTCGCCAACGCCTTTTCCAATGTTCGTCCAACTGATTGTGCCGATGAACTTATGCGCGCCGCTTATGGCGGTGTTGAGAGCCTTGCCAATGGTCTTGCCAACCGAAGAGAACATATCAGGGGTAAGCAGATTGTTGATGAACCGTGCAAGGCCACTGGCTACATTCTCTACTGCACTTCTCGCACTTCCCCATTGTATGCCGTTCAGCGCCCCTGTTACCGCGGTTCTTATAGATGCTCCAAGGTTGCCGAACTTGAACTTACCAGCCCATGTAGCGACTAAATCAAACTTCCCGTTCGCATAGGAGGCTAATGTATCGGCAATCAAGCCCCAATTAACAGTGGATATGCCGGAGTTCATCGCTTCGGCAATGAAATTACCAACCGCCTTGAAGTTAAGGTTCGTGATAAAGGAATTCGCACCGGTAAATATCGTGTTGATAGATTCGCCGATTGTCTTTCCTATCGCAGTAGCCAGTTCTGTGACAGATACTACGCCATTTATAAAGGTGGCAAAGGATTTTCCAAACTTAGCCGTAGTACCTTGTATTACTTCCCAAGGGATGCTGTTTAACGCACCTGCTAACTTCTCGGCTACAACTTTTCCAACCTCGGTAAAATCGGCTTTCGCCCATGCGTCTTTTACCATGTTCGCAAAGTCAGAAATACCCGTGGAGACTTGCTCAGTGGTAAACATACCGGAGTAGTCTTTCCCACCGGCACCGCTACCGCCAGAACCGCCGGAACCACTGCCAGATGAACTGTCAGGGTCATCCAACTTGTTAATCTTATCGAACGACATCAGAGTCTTTTTCAGCTCTTCTGCGGACTTCTTCGCATTGTCGCTACCTTTTGCCGCCTTATCAGTGCTTGCCGCATAGTCGGTCATCTTCAAGGTGGCTTTGTTCCATGTGCTCGCCCCTGTAATGGTAGCAAAGAACTGCGCCACCGCGTTCATAGCAGTTACAATGTACTGCAAAAACTGATCGAGAATTGGAGTTATAACCGTCAGAATCGGGTCAAACGCGGATGCAAGGCTGTTCTTTAACTGCCCTAGTCTGCTAGATAGCAAGGAAAGATTGGCATTTGTGTTGGAACTGTAATGCGCCAGGTTCTCAAACGCATCTTTGAGTGCGCCTCTCAATGCCCTCGCGGCATAGAACAGTGTTCGGAACCCAAACACATATCTCGTAACAAGCCGTATGCCTTGACGGATGTTCTTTGCGGCGTCTCCGATAGATTCTTTCAGACCACTTCCAAAGCCTTTAATGTGCTTTGTAATCGGCCTAAACGGCATTCCTGCCAGATACCCGGATAACTGAACAATCCTTCTTCCGGCACGTCCCGCCGCGTTCGCAATCAGCCCTAACTCTTTTGAAAGGAGTTTGAAGGACATCTTCGCCGTCATACCGGCGACGTTCTTCATTGCGCCAAACAGCTTACCGCCAAGAGCAGCTGCGGCTTGAGACGCAAGCCAATTCAGCTTGCCGATTGTTTCATCCTGCGCCTCTCCAATTTGCCGCCATACTTCCTGCCATGCAGTTTCCGTTTTCTCGGCTTCTTGTACGGCCTGATCTGCATTGACTTGCGGTTCGGGTTGAGATTCCGTCTTCGGCCTGGGTTCATATTCGACCCGGTAGTTTCCACGACCATCTCTGCGTGTGAAAGCCCTTGCGTCTAAGTCGCCATATCTGCGTTGCCACTTTTCAGCGGCATCTCTTTGCGCTTGAGCTATAAACTCTTTCTGCCGCCTTTCCTGCTCTGCCCATTGTTTCCTCTGCTCATCTGTGACAGCCGCGGCCTCTTCATGGATCTGCATCCATATCCGCTTTCGTTTAGCTACGGCCTCTATGGAATTGTCCTGGAATTCTGGCCCGGCAAAATTGGGCATATTTATTTTCGGCGCGGATTGCGTCAGGTCGGCGAGTTCCTTTTTGACTTTCTCTGTCCCCTCTAGCTTCACATCGGCTTTTATGGGGTCTTTTGCTATATCCTTCGCAACCTTTTGAAACGATTGCGCAGAATTGGTGGCGGCTTGTATGGATTTCGCAGATGCTTTCCCCTTGTTCGCTACATTTTCAAAACCGCCACCATTTTCAAACCCTGACATGCAAGCCTTTAACTCGCCCATCTTCGAGATTAACCTAGAGATAGCCCTCTGCGCCCTACCAGTACTTGACGTAATCTCTATTGATAATTGATCTACACTATCAGGCATAGCAGCCACCTCTTTCTACTTACTCTAAGCCCATCCGCTTTTGTACCCGTATCCACTCTTCTTCGGCTTGCAGAGCCTTTTGAAGTTCTTTCTCGAATTCCTCTGCCTCAATTTCCTCTGCGGTCCTCTGAGGCCACGAAAACGGCCTGTCAGGGTACTTCCCTTCAAACTTCTCACCGAATAGTTGCCCCACCGCGGTATGCACGGCAAAATAGCAATATTGCCCCATCTGCCACATTTGCATATCAAGCTGTTTTTGCTTCTCGGCATAGGCTTTCTGGAAAATCAATACGATTCTTACGTTCGATTCCCAGAACTGCTCGTATGTCATCCCGTATAGCATCGCAATGGGCAACCACTCGTTTTCGTAATATTCGCGGTTGGACTTATAGTTTTCCCTTGTTTTTACTTCTTCTTTGGAGTTGCTTCTTTCTCCGGTTCCACTTCCTTCTCCCCGTTCTTCCACAGGGCTTGAAAAAAACCGGAGTCTTCCATTGCCTTGCTCATCGCATCATACAGGGGGGAAAGGTCTTTCCCGGCAATGATGTGCTTCTCAATCAGGTTACCGGCATCCTCACTGGATACCCCAGCGCAATAGGCGAAATACTCACGCGCAATCTTCATGGGCTTCTTGTCGAACTCGCTCATCTCAATGCCCCGGTCTTCCATCAGGCACATGAAGTTAAAATTCATTTCCTTTGCCGCGTAAACTACGCCGTTGATTTCAAAAGTGTTCATCCTCTATCTCCCTATCTCGTTGTACAAAAAAAGCCGCCCTCAGTTGTGAGAGCGGCATGTTTACACTAAGTTTCAGCCGTTACGAAGCCTTTGCAACGGTAAACTTCTTCGTTTTGCTATCATAGGTTACAGTGTAATCGTCGGTCACTCTCTTAGATACCGTGGTCGGAACGATGGTGGCGGTCATCTCCAGAATCGTATCAACGCCGGAAACATCCGAAGGAGTGGCAACAACGGTGCCAACATAAGCATACTTCGCAGTACCGCCCACGCCGTCCGTACCATACAGGTGCATGATGTCCAGCTTCTTGCCGTAATTGGAATCAATCGCGTCAAGATCGTCCTTATTCAGATTGCCGGTCACTTCACGGCTGGAGGACTGCTTAATACCCATCTCAAATGTCTGGGTGTCATCTTCAAGCGTGGTGGACTCGACGGTATTCGGAGCGGCGACCGGGGACGGTATGGATTTCGCCGCAAGCAGTAGCTCATACGTTCCGGCAAAGTCGTCGTCAGTTGTATGCTCTTTCCAGATTACTCTTGCCAGATAAGAAGTATCTGCCATTTGTAACTCCTTTCTACCTGCATTTATCCAGGTTAGCGACTGTCACGAACGACAGCCGTTTTATACATCGTCAGAACCGATTACGCGGTTCATTCTTGTGCTTAGTTGCTTTGTATCACTCCCTGTGGCAACAAAGGCGGGTGTGCCACGCATCGCAAACCGAAGTTTTTTGAATTGCTCCATAACCTCATCTGTTACTTTCTCAGCCGCAGTTTTGCCCTGTGCCTTACTGACGGTTACATCTATCTGTACATCGCAGGAATAGGCATTTATCGTGTCACCTTCAAGGTCTCTTGCCAACTCTCTGCCGGGTAAATAGTGTATGTAGACTGTCGGGAAATGCGGGTCAAGCTGTGCAGAGTCATCCTGAGTGAACCGAATGTCTTTGTACTTCGGCTTCAAATTCTTTTCAGCCCGTACTTTGACAACCGTGTAAATCTCTGCCTGTTTGTCAGTCAACCACATATCAGTCACCTCCAAACGCCTCTATCGCACATTCCCGGATGTCTTCCTGCATGGCAATCACAGCATTGTACATCGGCCTTGTAGGCTGAATCGCGGTTCCTAGCTTCTTAATCGGCTTGCCCTCTTCGTCATATCCAGTGATAATCCACCACGAATAATCGCTTTCATGGCCGGATACGGAAAACGTACCTCTGCCACCACTTCCGCCATAGGCTTCGGTAGGCGGCACGGCAAACCCGGCAGAGCCAAACTCCATCATTGCAAGCGGATACACTTCGTCGTGGTGTTCTGTCCCGTCGGCCTCATACCAATGCGAGAAGAACGTCTCGCCCACTCCGACTAAAACACCTTTTACGCCTTCGTCTTCTTCCATCTCACGATAGAAAGATATCCGGTCTGGCATCGTGTGTGTGCCACTCGCTATGCTTTCCTCGGCAACCCGGATGCCTCGCTCTAAAAGCAGTCTCACAAACACCTTGTTTTTGTATGTCAAGATGTCCTGATACGCTTCCAGTTCTTCGATCATCTTTTGTATGCTTTTTGCTGATAAAGTACCGCTAATTTTTTTCATTGCTGTCACTGCTGTTCTTTTGCAGTAAGAACCAGTCTTCCGTCAATCCCTCTGTGCGTATGCCGACAACGGTATAATCCGCACTGGCCTGATGCACTATCTTGTCACCTCTGACAACGAGATAACCGCCATCATCAGCAACAATGTAGTTTTCGCCGTCTATTAAAAACTCGTCTTCCGGGTCGTTGAAGGTGATTTCAGAGGTGCGCCAGATGATAGCACCGACTTCAAGAGGCAAATAATTCTTCTGGCACACGATTTCTGAGTAGATGGACGATTGGTCAACTCCCCATGCTTTCATGTGCATTTCGTTCAGTTCTGAACTGATGTTTGCCACAAATGGAACCGGCCATGTGTATTTGGCTTTTTGCGTACCGGCTTCAACCGGCACTTCCTCTCCGTCAACCTCGATATAGACGATCTCCCCGAATTCGTTCTTTTCATAAACCGGCGCAGTGCCGTCATAGAGGGAGTAATACATGTTCTGTTTGTTTATTCTGGCTGTCCTAGGGGCTTTTGTTCTCATTTCCTCCTCCTCATAACTGGCTACCCATCCTGTGCGCCAGCCATCCCTACGTCAGAGACGCGCACTTCCTTCTATATTTGAGATAGAGGGAGAACCCCATAGAACAATTGAGCGCGTTTTACGAACTCGCGAGATACTTGATTCTCTTTGTTCGTTTTCTGCCACTCAATGCCTATCGTGTTATAGTCGTACAGGGCTATGTTGCGTATGTTGACATAGTAGTTCTCTAAGTCAGCGTCTATCGCATCCTCTGTATAATGAGAGGGGTATTGCCTCGCCGTCCGAACTTCCCTGTACGCGCCAATTACTTTGGCGGCGAGTAGTTCGGCATCGTACTGGTCATCGGTCTTTTTCAGTTCAACTTCCAGATCCGATATAATATCGACAATGACTTGCTTCTCGGAATAATCAGCCATAACTACTCACCACCCATTCAATCTTTCGGCTTCCTGCCGCGGCGCTTCACTTCGGGAACTTTGTCTTTGACAGATTCCGTCTGCTTTACCGGCTCGGGAGTCTGTGCTTGTTCCTCTGCCGCTCTGCGCCGCAGTTTATTCCGTCTGAACATCATTCCCATGCTTCACCTCTTAGGCGCCGATGGTCAGCTTAATCAGCTTGTTCGCGTCGTACAGGTAAGGCGCAAACAGCTTGGACGCCTTGATTACGTTGGTCTCGTCGATGATGTCGCGATCATACTCAACCAGAGTATCGCGCTTCATGACGATGGCAAGAGCACCGGGCTTGACAATGTAAGCCTCGTCAGTCAGACGGTTGGATACCGCCACCTGGCAACCATGAATCATGCCGACAGTGCCGCGGATGATGGCGTCCGCACCAACCTCGGTGTTCGGAATCCAGTTCGCGGTCTTCCGCAGACGGGCATACAGGGTCGCAGGAATCAGCAGGACTTTCTCACCGTCGATGTCCTCACCGAACTTCACAAGAGCGTCGGCAATGTCGTTGGCCGCGCTATCGGTGCCAGTACCGGCGGCAGTAATGGTTCCGGTCAGCGTCGCTTTGGCGCTCATATCGGCAAGCAGTTTCGCCTCAACCTTATCGTTGATAGCAAGAACCACCTGACGTGCGGCCTCTGCGGCAACGTCGCCAAAACCGGACAGCATCGCCTCATCGGTGAACTGAACAGCCTTGCCGATCTTGGCCACCTTCACCTTGCGGGTCTTCTGGGACAGCAGAGAAATCGGGATGTCAGCGCCCTCATCAACATCACTCGCCGTTCCGATGAACTCGTAGTAAGGCATTGTCAGTTCGTCACCGGCACGGCCTACCAGAGTGGTGTCGATTCTTGCCAGAGGGGCAAACCGGATGGCGTTGATAAGTTTGGTGTCAATAGCATCTCCGACCACTTCCGGGTCGAACAGGTTAGCCAGCTTAGTAGTATTTTCAGTAGCTGCCATTGTGTAACTCCTTTCACCCTCTTAGGGGTTAAATCATTGCTTTATATTTCGCATACTCTTCCGGGTGTTTACGCTTGAACTCCGTCAGCGCCTTGATGTCCGTGTCGTCCATCAGTTTTTTGAACTGTTCTTTCGTCATCCCGCTGTTTCCGGTGCCATACTGGATGTCAGGACGGGATTTCAGAAAGTCGGCCATTGTCTGCTTTGCAAGCCGTTCCTGAACCGCGGCTTGAATCTTCACCTTTGTTGCGGTGTCGTTGTCGTATTCCGCTACGGCCATCTTCGTTGCCTCGTCTGCTGTCCATCCCAGACCCAGGTACATCTTCTCGGTCTTATTGATGGTGTTCTCTTTGAGAAGCTGCTGGTACTTCTCCTCGCGCTCTGCTTCGCGTTCGGCCTTTTCCTCGGATGCTTTCTCTTGCTCCGTCAGGGTGGACTGATACTTCTTGCGCCATTCGGCAGACTCGGCTGTCAGCTTGTCTTTCGTCCTCCGCAGCTTTGCGATTTCGGTCATCAGTTCTTGTACATCGGGGCTGTCTTTGGTCTCCGTGTCTTTGGCTTCCTCAACCTGCTGTTCGGTCTCTTTGATCTCGACGTCGCTCATGCGTAACCTCTTTCTGCGTTTTAGAGACTTCCCTGTCTTTTTGGATTTTGCGATTATTTCCCGGTCTTCCCTGACCGTTTGCGTTTTAACGTCTTCTCTGACTAAGCCGCCCGTGAGGCTCGGACTCACAACCTACTGCTTACAGGGCAGTTGCTCTGCCAATTGAGCTATGACGGCAATAAAAAAAGAGCATTTCTGCTCTTATCTGTACGAAACGGTGCATCTGCAATTTGCTATCTCATCCATGCTTGCGCCCAACGAAGTATCGCGTGGATACATCATCAGGCTGTCACCGACTACAAAAGGTTCACTGATTGGGACAACAACGTCGTCTACTTCCCTATGCGTTCTACGCACTCGGAAGTCTTTCATGGATTTCCACTGCTTTTCCGTCTTTCCTGACTTCACAGCATCTACAAATTCCTGCCCGTTGTAACAGGTATTTGAGTCATTCTCCGCAATCAGCTTCGCCCGGTCTTCGGATGTCCAGTATTCATCTTCAAGGTATCTTTTCGCCGTTACACGGGCTTCTTCCCTTGCGACGTCCTCTATATACTGGTCAATGACATCTTCGTCTATTTGAGCCTTTCTGAGGGCTTCTCGAAGCTGTTCCTCATACTCTTCGGCAGCGGCGATTCGGTCGACTTCCCGGTCATACTCTTTCGCAACAAGGTATATGGAAAAAAGAAACAGCACCGCGTCCTCTATGTCCTCCGCAAGTACTGTCCTTTTTCTTTTTTGTTCGGGAGTCAGTTCCATCTCACCGAAAAATTGCTCAAACGGCAAAGATTTTCTTTCAAGTTTGTTAATCTTATCAATTGCCGTTACAGTAGCCATTACTCATCCTCTCCGTCAGGGTCTTCTCTGTTCATCCCGTCAATGTTCGGGGAATTCTCAATTTGGTCAGACTCATCAGCACCGGCTTTTTCCTGCACCGTGCTTGTCTGTTTTTCAAAGAGGGATTTCTGATACTTCTCGATGTTCTCTTTCGAGTCTTCCCAAACTTGCTGAGGATCGTCAAAGAAGTTGATAGCGTTGATTACATGCAGACCGTACACGCCATGAGAAATCAGCGTAGCAAAGGTGTTCGCTTTTGTGACCATCTCATAGTTCTTCTGACGCTTGATATTCGGCTTGATATCTGAGTGCCGCAGTCTCAAAAGCGGGCTGTCAGACGGGGTAGCCGCGCAAAGTTTAATCGCTCTTAAAGCCAGCTTCGCTTCTTGCATCTTGCAGCCCTCCATGATGGACTGCTGTTTTTGCGCCTCAACATCTGCCTGTGTCCATCCTGTAGCATCCGACATTGCCACGCCGGTAGAGCCGCCGGAGTTATCGTTTCTGGCCGGTATATTGCATTTTTGAAGGATGGCAGCACGCTTGGATGAAAT